TCATTGTTGGGCAGCTTGTACTACCTGCTTAAACCCATCTATTTGCTCTTGGGTAAACTGATATTCATCATTGCAAATTTTGAATTCCACTTTAGATGCCGAAGCCATACTTTTCACTTGCTCAAGGCTAAATTCATTGTAGATATATTCTACGACGCCTCGGCCACCCATCTTGCCATCATGCTTCTGAAAAGTAGGCTTAATTGGCCTTCCATCAACAAGCCAATATGTTTGATTGCAATGCAAATAACGCCATGTTTTAGATGATCCCGACAGAAATAGCATTGCGTTATTAGATGCGCTATTACTCGGTTTTGCAAAAAGGTTTGGCACCATCGTGTCAAATACAGCAGGAGAGATCCAACTTATAGTTGTTTCACCTGTGAACCTGTCAATTTCTTTTTTAAAACCATCTGCGTAAGCAAGTTGAGTTGAACATGCAGCAGATACGAGTATCCCTAAAATCTTTTTCATCCTGATTCTTGCCTCGACCACCTAGAGTTAGATACAGCCCATAATGTGAACTGTATCACTACATCGACAGAGGTAGGCAATTCTTGAGCTAGCGGAATGAATGACCGTCCTTGGCCTGGGGATTACGCTGCTTGGCTGCCTATTACATCAAGCACAGCCTTATTCCAAAGGATCTGGTACCCGGTATGACCGTGACGCTCAAAAGGCATTGCCTCTGCCCACTTTCTTCCGTCATCCGTAAGAGACCATTCCTTTCGTTCGTCCTTTACCTGAAGCCCAGCATCAGCCAAAGCTAAGTTCATAGCTTTGCCAGACATACCGGCCAGCTTGCCGAGTGCAGTCGCATTTAGGTTATGAATGGGCTCTTGATTAGCTGGAAGAGCCTTGCGGGCATGCTCAAGGCTAAGACCTGTGTTTTCTTCGATCATGTTCAGTGTACAAACCATGGCGATGCCTGGATTTACACCTGGAACTTCCTTAATAGTTTGGCCAATCAAAAGAAGTGCCGAAACCGTAGATTGCATGTCGGTGGTCAGCTGAGGTTTCTTCTCTGCCACATGGCTTTCCAACTCATGAAGTCGTCGAATTACTTTGTGACGCAGAGGAATGCTGTAGCCGGTTACAAGCGTTTCAGTTAGATCACGATCCAAATGAAAGCTAGTAGTACGTCCTCTTGAATCTTTGTCTTCCCTAACGTGGCGCAAATCTGCGCCAGAGTTCGCTAGTGCCGAAAGCATCACCCTCACATCCCGAATGACATCTTTATGTTGCTTATCAGTCAGCTTGGCAATCTCACGGGAAGACATAGTTACTACAGCTGGAATAACTTCATTCATGCTGCTGCCCTCCCGTTCAGGTAGGCAACACGGCGCTTGATGATCTCATTTACCGCTGAGGAAAACTCAAGAAGCATGTCAGTGGATACAGGAATGCCATTAGGCTCAATCATAGCTTTAAGCAGCCGTTCAACTGACATCACCCCAGCATTATGAGGGACCGCCTGAACCTGACGCTCACCTGTATGGCTAAAGCTCACAAGAAAGCGATCAAGCGGGCCTCCGCATGCAGGAAGAGATAGCTCTTGCCCACGACCAGAATCGTATCGGCCATGCTTACGGATAGCCGGAAGTACCTCAGAGGTCACCCATTTCTTAAATCGCTTAGCCTCCACCTTGCGACTTCTGAGAACCAAGCTGTAAAGCCCAGACTCATTAATCAGCATTGGCTTGCGCCCTGAACCCGAATAATGTTCGTGTTCGCGCTTCTCATCTTCATCCAGGCCAAGCAAAGCCTTGTTGGTATCTGTCAAAGTTAAAGACGCGCAGACATCCATGGCATAAAACCACGGCTGCTCATCAATCAACAGGGTACGAACTTCTTGCTTGTCAAAGCTGAAAGGGATGACATTCGATACTGCTGTGCTAATATTGCTCATGACGTTTAATTCCTAGCTGGTTTTTAACGTTGTTATCCAAAACCCTGGCGTCTGGTACACGCTGGGGTTTTTTATGCGCGGCCACTTTTGGTTTCCGCCATCAATTGCCTTAAAAAGGCAATAAGCTGTCCATTCATTGATCGGCTCTGTTTCTTGGCCTCTCCTTTTAGCCATTCCGAAATGTCTTCAGGTAATCTCATTTGCGACCTCTTTAGCTCCATCACACACCTCTAATCACCAAATTGGTGTCATAAGATTATATGTCCACCAAATTAGTGTCAAGTTCAAAAGACACTAGATTGGTGCTATTATTTTTCCATGGCTACTCAAGACGACTACCTCAGAATCACTCTGCGTATACCCAGAGATCTGCATGAAAAACTTACTGCCGCTGCGGATGCGACCAGTAAGTCGATGAATGCAGAGATAATCGCTCGCTTACAAGAAAGCTTTTCTGGCACCTCGTATGCTCAGCCTTTAGCTGCACGAAAAGTATCTGAGGCCCTGAAGGGCGCGCCAAATAGCAAGGCGCAGAGGGTGCAGCGATTACAAAGGGAAGTGATACATGTTGGCGTAGCTATTTTTGAGGTAACTACCCGGCTAAACGTGTGGAATCTTGAGCTTATCTCGGTAATCTCTGATGAAGATCGTGAGCGTCTAAATAACCAGATTATTGATGCCCATTTAGAGCTGGCGGAGCTGGAAAGTAAACGACGTGTCCTTTCGCTAGAACTCAATCAAGCTCAGCGGGAATTACTAGAAGATGACCTTGGCCTCTAGTTGACTCCCCTACCTCCGGCTGAGATGTGCCCAAAACTGGACGCATCTCCTCAATTCGGGAGTTCCCGCTTAGCCAAACGCCCATCTGGCGTTAGCCCACTACCCCGTTTCAGGGGCAAAGAAAAGCCCGCATTTAGCGGGCTCTAGACCTCAGCTTACCCAAGCCATGAAACGCTGCCATCGAGTCATGTTCAGCCTTTCAGAAGCTCGGCCCCGCGCGACAACAGAATCGTTGTATGCAGGCACTCTTAGAGCCTCGATATTAGGTGCATCAGTCTGGCGAAGGTCATAGATCCGCTCATCAAGCTCATCTAAAGACAATCCCTTACTAAGCCGCTCAAGATCGGTGTAACGCCTTACCAGCTCAGCGCAGGTTTGCTTCTTGTTACCAGGGCTTAACACAATGTCCAGGGCAGTAGCTGTTGCGGTGACCAATGCAGCTATTCCGGCCAAGCTGCTGTTCTGGGCTACAAACCCAGCAAAGGCAGAACTGCCCGCAACGATCGAAACTAATTTGAAAAAACCTTCGATTTTCCCATATAGCCTGCATTGCAAAGCGAAATAGCGAGCCGCGTAACGGATATCGCCTACAGCCTCATAATGCGTTCGTTCGTCTAGTCTATCGGTCACAGATCGCTCCTTTAATCTTGCTTTGGCGGTGGCGGCGGTGGTGGAGGTGCCGGCGTTCTAGCAGGCGGCGTGTGGTCTTTAAAAAACTCGTCCCGTTGCGTCATAAAGCACCTCATTTGATAGAGATGCCTTTCTACCTCATCTTTCTTCAAGAGACCATGCGGACAGACCAAATCTTTCCGGCGCGAAAACCCAGCCTGTCGGTGCAAATCCAGCAGGCAAAAAAAAGCCCCTAAGGATAGGGGCAAGCGTCATCTTTGGGGTGTTGGATCGGGAGGGTTAATCCAACAACGCAACCTTATCAGGTATTGGAAAACTTAGGCCGCAATACACTTTTGCAGCTAACGATCCAATAAGCAGCAGGCAAAAAAAAGCCCCTTGGTATAGGGGCTTAAACCTTCTTTAGCAGTTACACCACTAGAGCAGTACCAGGCAGCAACGGAGGGGGTGTCACTGCTGGCTAAATACCTTATCGGCTTGGGTTGCGTTTACTTGATGCGTAAAAAAGCCCAGCGGGCTGGCTGGGCTTTTGATAATCACTCAATGGCTAGCACTCTACTGCCTCTAGCCTATCCAGCATGTCGGGATACTGCTCAACCAACTTAATAAGCATAGCCGCATGAGTGTTTGGCTTTGCCTTATTCTGCTCCCAGTTCTTTAGGGTTGCAGGGCTAGTGCGGATCTTCCTGGCAAATACTTCCTGAGACATATTGTGGTGCTTACGCAGGGCTACAATCTCTTCAGGCTTCACCTGGGGTGCTGGCTTTACCTCAACAGCATGCTGACGAAGCGTAATCTTGCCTTCACGCTGAGCCTTCATCTCGCCGATGCCGTTCATCATTTCAGCAAATAGGTCACGCTTCTTCATTTCCTCACCTTCTTCTTTGTCTTTCTTGCATCCAACTCGGCTGTGATCGCATTCTTCAGAGCTTTCTCTTGTTCAGCGGTCAAGTTTTCAAGCTCATCTTTGTCGTAGATTGCGAATAACCACATTTGATGATCTTCTGAAAGCCAGTAATAGATAACCCTCAGCCCACCACGCTTACCCTTACCGCGTCTTGCATCGCTCCAGCGAAGCTTTCTAAACCCACCCGTACGCGGCATAACATCGCCACACTCAGGATTGGCTAGCATGTCTTTCTGCAGCTTGCGATATTCATCGTCAGTCAGGTAATTGCCAACTGATGCGGTAAAGGATGTAGTTTCAAAGAAGGTCGCTTTCATAAGCACAAGTATACGCACGGTGCCTACACTTCTCAAGAAAAGGAATAGCCGATGAGTGACGAAAACCTACCAAATATCCATCCAGGCGAGATCCTGATGGAAGACTTCCTTGAGCCACTTGGGCTGACCAAGAACAAGCTGGCTACCTCTATTGGCGTGCCTGCAACCCGGATCGGTGAAATCGTGCGAGGCGAGCGCTCTATTACTGCTGATACCGATCTGCGCCTTTCCCGCTTCTTCGGCACTAGCGAAGGGTACTGGCTATCACTACAGAACGCCTATGACCTTGAAGCGGCGCGGCGCGCTGGTAGATACGATGACATACCTAGCCATGCGGCATAAACAGACTTACAAGGAAGTAGCATGTCAGCCATCATTATTGATCTTCAGCCTGATCGTGCCCTTATTGGCACCGATACTCTAATTGTCAGCGAGTACGGCACGCCCATTGGCTTTACATCTAAGGCATTCCTTCTCCCCCACATTAATACTGTGATAGCTGGGACTGGAATTGCCGGGGTTTCCAGCTCCTGGTTTCGTTACGTCAATGAGGTACTTCGTCCCACTGGCATCGAGGGGCTCCACGCTGACACCCAAGTATTTCTCCAGATGATGTTTGAGGGCGAATTTGCACCTCGCTGGAGATGGGAAAGTATGCAATCGGTCACTATTTATCAAATTGGGCGCTCCGAAGTTGATGGGACGTTCAAAGGGTTCGCATATTGTTCTCAAGAGTACTTTGAGCCCAAGCCTCTAAAGGTTGGCCGCATAACCATGAAACCAGACATGGGTTTAGTAAAAGACTATCCCGATACAGGGGAAGACTACGTAAACCTAATCGAAGCAATGAAGCTGCAAAAAGCTAATCAGGATGCAATGCCGCAAGGCGAAGGCCTCTTTATAGGCGGCGAGATATGTACGATTGAGATGATGCCACTAGGGAACATTGTCAGAACAATTCATCGCTTTGATGATTACGACCAGAGCCTTGAAGCCTCTAAAGACAGCTAACCCACGCTACGATGCGCTCAGATTTGAGCGCATCTCCTTCCCTGTACGGCGAGAAGCCCAGCCTAGGTCACAGCGTCAAGCTGCCTTATCTTTTCGCCGCTTAATAGCATCGAAGATCCGCGTCACCTTTGCGTCCACCTCTTCAAACACAACACCCTCAGGCACATAGGGTGCAGGACACATCGGGTCGGACGACTTCGAATACTGGCTGACGTAATGGCCAGACAGCATGCGAAGGGTTGTTGCCTCCCAGCTGGTGAGGATCACGCCCGTCATATGCTCCCAGGCTTGCAGCTCCTGCCAGCTGATCACGCCCGGCCCAAAGCCGTTGCTAGTCGCCGGGCCTACCTCCATCAGATACTGCAGCAGGTAGCCCCCATACTCGACAGGAGGCATCTCCAGTTGATGAGGCGTATAGCCGCGGCTGGCCTCCTCCTGATATCGGGCAAGCCGTGACCTTGTACGGGTCGGGCTTTCTTCAACCAAGGCATCCAGCCAGGCCAAGTGTTGAACGTAGAGGATTAGATCCCCTACGCTTTGGGCAAAAAATTAGCGCGGTTCGCTGCAAAGTTGATCACCTGCTCTTTTACGAACGGGAAGTCAGCCAGAACTCTTTTTACGTTCTCTTTGCTGAAGGGCAGCTCCTCACCGTTAAGGATCATGCGGTTCCAGCCAAGAATCAGGGCGGCTGTGCCCTCCACGCCGTCATCATCACGGCGGCCACGCTCACTCTGAGCTTCCTTTACAGCATTCTTGAATCGTGCAGAGTCAGTGCCAGCGACTGTAAGCGTCCAACACACGCCGTCTGCATCACAAATGTATTCACCCGTGATAGATACCAGCTTCATTTCTGCGCCTTGCTCGGCACGGTCACGGGTAAAGAAGTTAGCCAGATCGTTCATCTTGATTTTTTCAGCAGGTGCAGTAGTAGCGTTAGCCATGATTAGGTTCTCTTAAGTAAGGGATATGCAGGAAAAAGGAGCCTCAGCGTCCCGAGGCCCTAGAGAAAGGGGTATTACGGAGCGGGAGCCACTTCCACGACGTCGCCGTCGATCTCGATCGATACAGCTGCAGCAGTGATCTGGCCGCCGTTACCAACGTTGGTGGTGTAGCTCATCACCTGCCCAGAGAAGTACTGGGTGGTGCCGTTTTGCAGGACCACTCGAAAGGGATACGAATCATCGTCATCCACCGCATCGATAAGGATGGTCTGGCCACCGTCAGTCGGCACACGGGCCATCTGAACAGCCAAGTTGCCGTTGTTGTAATTGCCTTTGCGCTTGTAGGTCGCACGCTCGGCCAGTGGGTTATGGGTAACGAGGTCGTAGGATTTGCCGAACTCGCCGATATCGGTCACATCACCGACCAGAACCCATGTCAATGCGGCATAACCGGCAGCGTCTTGGGTGGCAGGCAATGCAGCAGCAACGGCCAGCGTTGTGCCGGCTGAAGTAAATGCACCAGAGGGCATGGTATTTCTCCGTTAAGTGATGACGTTGTACGGGATGGTCACAGGCGTTGCGTACCACGCGCCGTCCTGCATTGACGGGCCGGGATATCCGGTCCTATCGAACCGAACTCGCAGCCCGTCCTGGCGTAGCTCGGTGTTTCTCGGGAACAGGGCTAATACCTGCTCCACAATCTTTGCGGCTGGGATCGTTCCGGTGTCAGGCTTGGTCATGACCGTTACCTGAAGAATGCCGCGCTCTTGATCTAGAGAATTCAGGCCAATGGAGTCGGTAATGGCCGGAAGGATGTCCACTCGAAGGTGGTCACCTGTCGGCTGGCTGCCATTGATGCCTGACCGGTTCGGATACCAGCGCGGAGGCAAAGAGGATCCATCCAGGCGACTGAAGATCGCCTGCTGTATGGTGACTAGGCTCATGCGCGGACCTGAAGGATGTAGAGGACTGGCCCGTCTCCGGGCTCAATGGTCTGGACTGATACGATCTGGAGCTCTCGGCCCCGGTCGATCAGCGTCATGTCTTGTGTTGGCGGCTCATCTAGAGCCTCGACGAAGACTTTCCGGTCCTGCTGCTGGATAAGCTGGCCGTCTATCTCCATCGCGTTGTATTTCGACTGCACGCCAATGAATGGCATGTCTATGGGTTCGCCTGGAGTCGGGTCCCAGTCAGGCCCAGAGGCTTGTCCAGGCTTGCGCAGAGTCATAGATCGCCCGAACTCTCGCAGCAGCTCCTTGGCCATGCCGGCCATTTCTTGGTAGAACTCGCTCATAGCTTTCCTTCGGGCAATAAAAAACCCGCACTAGGCGGGCTGGGTTCGTATTAATGATAAAATCAATCTTGTGCAGCTAGGGTAGCTCCCGAAAAGCCGCTTCATCCCCGGCCTGCTGCACCACATCGGGATATCTACTCTGTGATGGAGAGTAATGATGCAAGAAGTCTGGAAGCCTATCCCTGGCTATGAGAGCTACTACGAAGTATCTAGCTTTGGGCGTGTTAGATCATTTGATCGCTCTACAATCCGTACAGATGGCAAGAGATTTAATAAGGCCGGTCGAGTACTTAAGCCTAACCTTGAACAGCGCGGCTACCTTAGCGTCCGGTTATGTGTTGAAACCGTTCATAAAATATTCAAAGTTCATCGATTGGTCGCACGTGCATTCTTGCAAGCGCCGCATGAAGGGCAGCAGATAAACCATATAAATGGCATCAAAACCGACAATCGCCCAGAGAATCTAGAGTGGGTTAACCCCTCAGAAAACGTACGCCATGCATTCGATATAGGTCTTTGCAAAACGAGAAAGGGCGTCAATAACTCTAGATGCAAGCTAAGCGAGGCTGATGTCCTAAAAGTTAGAATGCTGAATAGGCAAGGGGTTTCCACTGCATCTATTTCTAGGCTCATGAACGTTAGTGAAGCCGCCATAAGAAATATTCTCAAAGGTCGCAGCTGGACACATGTTGCCTAGTCGGCTTTGTTTTTTGCTACAGCATCCCTAACAATCTGCTGAAATCTTTCCTTGGTCACTCTCACCATACCTTTAGGTCTTTTCTGAGAGTGGCCATATTCCAGACTGATAGCATAAACAAGGCAGTTGACGATATAAGCTATTTGGCCGACTTCAAGCGTATTAGCTCGCCCAACAAGCTCCGCAATAGTCTCATCGCCTTCTTGGTCATAGCTGTCTAAGCTGTGATTGGCTGGCGCATCAATTGTTAGTTGCCAATTAGCCTTCGCCCGTCCTGTGTCCACTGGCGTTAAGTTAATGATCGACTCACCAACTTGAATCACCACATCCTTGAAGGTCTGCTCTATCGCTGCCAGGGTCTTAAGCTGCCACTGCTCTATCTGAGCCGTGAACATACCCTGCTTGCCGCCGTAGCGGCTGGTCATATGTGCGCCGCGTGGCATGGCTTACCTCACTTCCATTTAACTCGATAGCTGACAGTGCACCGGCAGTTGGCTAGCTCATCCCATCCAGCACCTAGTGATCCATCGCCTGGATACATAAGCAGCGCCCCCTTCGGAGACCTGAAGGGTTGATCCAGGAGCACTTTCTGACCGGTCATGGCTGCATGGGTATGCCGGACTCGCATGTCACCCTTGGATTTCCATATCTTCTCAATACTGACAGGCGCTACCGGTTGCCTTGCGAGGTCCTGATAGAGTTGATTCCAGCCAGCGTTATAGGCTCTCAGGGTCTCAGTCCTTGCCAGCATCTCAGCTCTGGCCTTTAACTTACGGTCGGCATAGGCACCAACGATGCGCGTCGCGTCTGCCTTGCTTACAGGCTTATTTGCCTCAATGGCCTCGATCACAATGCGGTCCAGCCGCTTGTCACGGTCGATACGGGTCATGTACTGCTTCATCTGGGCAGGATCGCCGCTCAGCAACTGGTCCATCGCCCTGGTAACAGCCAGAGCATCATTGCCAGTCAGGCCAATAACGCCACCTGTTCTATTACCGGTCTGAGCACTTACCCTGCCGACCACGTCCAACGCCGTTTCCCGCGCTGATTGACCTCGATTGATGCCAGCGGCCACGGTTGTGCGGATCGCGTCACCTTGGCCCTCTGCGATCTCTTTACGGAGGGTTTCGGCGGCCTCCTTGAGCCATGCCTGTGACTGGTCGCTGTGTGGGTCGAATTCAATAGGCCTGCCGCCTGGAGCCTTGATCACCTCCGAGCGGCCACCTTTGATATAAGCCGTGCGGATAGCCTCGATTAGAAGAGCGAAAGCGCCCAACGCCAGAAGCGTATCCAGCCCCTGCGTGTTCTGCTCTTCGATAAGGCGTTCCACCTCAGCAATGGTCGCCGCATCCACTACAGAGCGTATCTGATCGAGATAGGCACGCTGAAGAGCAGGCTCAAGCCCCTCGATAGCGGCTAGTATCTCGGATTCAGTCATACCACCATCACTCCAGGCAGCTCATAACGGGCAATCAGCACAGGCGCGATCAGGTTATCGATTACGCTTACAACCGGCGTAGAAGGTGCTGATCCCAGTTCACCCGGCTCAAAGAACTCCCGCTCGATCACGTCCACCTTCTGCCGCTTCACAAGCTTGGAAGGCACGTAGTCAGGGGATAGGCTGCCGGGGTTAGCCAGCTCTCGCCAAGCCGCCTCCGCTACAGCCGCTAAAACCTCTTGAGGGACTTCATCAGAAGGAATGACATTACCCTCATAGTCAACGGCACCCGTTCTAGGCCAGGCACGCTCTTGACTACGGCCGCCCGTCTTTACGCCGGGGAACATGGACTCATACCGTCCCGATGGGAATCGCTTAACGTAGCGACCATCTATATAAACCGACGCCCTAAGCAATGCTGCTTCCTTGGCTGCATCATCACCTGACCATGCATAGCCGCGCGCTTCGTTATAGGCATTGGCCTGTTCAAGCGTTCCATAGTACTGAGGCATCGGTCTGTCTCGAATAAGTGGGCGGCGAACCGCCCGAAGGGATTACTGGCCTTGCTTGGCCTTAGCTTCTTCCAGCTTCTCGCGCAGGGTTTCCACCTTGCTACGGGTAGTGGCGTCGATGCCGTAGGTCTTCAGTTCAGCAATCAGAGCCTCTTTTTCAGAGTCCTCGTTTACTGACTCAGCAGCATCTTCACCAACCACCAGAACCTTTTGGTCCAAGTAGTGCTTGATGTTCTGGCGGTCCTTGAACTTATCCCAATCCGCCACTTCCGCTGTCTGGCCGGGCAGGATGCGAATACCTGCCAGACCAATAGGGGTAGCGCGGTGAGTGTTGGTCACTTTAGCCATGATTCAGATCCCGTCCGTATAGGAGAAGAGCAGCGGCTGGCGAACATCCACGCCGCCCAAACGGAAGATGCCCGGTACTTCCCAGCGGATCGGGCCGGCCTGATACACAGGCAGGAAGCGATGCGGCATTGGGATATGGATCTTCACAACGGAAGGATCGCGGCGATAGGCAACCATCCGAGCGGTACCGCCTGCGCCTGCTGTATCCAGGCCACGAATAGCGCGGATCTTCAAAGGTTGGCCAGTTGCAGCGGTGTAGGCGTTATTGCGCGTGATCCAGCTGAACAGCGTCTCAGTCGCCAGATCGCTAACCATGCGAGTAGTCAGCAGCAGCCAGCGGCCATAGGGAAGCAGCAATGTGTCAGCCATAGCCGTATTCAGTGTCGCGTTGTACTGACCGATCAGCTCAGAGTTAATATCAGCCAGGATCTGAGCAGGTGTCGCGGTTTCCCAGTTACCAGTAACAGCAGTACCAGCGGTTACAGACGGAGCATTGATCAGGCCGTAGAAGCCTTTTGAGGTATCACCATAGATAGCGACACGATCAACCATCTCTTCGTAGGCGCGACGAGCAGCCAGAGCGTCCTGCGCCGGCAGATTCAGGCCCAGCATCTGCGCTTGGCTGATCTCTTCCAGGCCGTAACCATAACCGATACCCGCGGTATAAACCGCAGTTTCGTTACGGGCCATCTCAGTGCCAGCCATTGGGATGTCATCGGCATTGCCATTGATCCAGTCTGCTTTGCCGTATTTGTCGGCAGAGTAATAGGTAACCGTCTTGGCCCAAGGGTTAGCTGAGGTATCAACCGGCACCAACTGCGGATACTGGATATCAGGGTAAACGGTCTCGTTCACCTGACGCTCGATGTAGCTGGTTTGGGACGTGACAAAGCCAAGTGCGGCCTGGGCGTCCAGAAGTTTAAAAGCCATGTTTACTCCTATTAGCCCAGACGGACTTGAACGATTTGGTTAGCAGCGGCGCTTGTGTCGTAACGAGCATCCGGAATAGTTACACCGCCGATCACAACAGCATCGCCAGCAGCTACAGCGGCCGGAGCGGTAATCCAGATAGCACCCTTGGTCATGATCCGGGCCGATTCGTACTGGCTGAACTGGCTGCCAACAGCAACGGAGCGGTCCAGAACGGTAAAGCCAACAAAGTCAGCAGCTGTACCGGCTGTGGCAGTTACACCCTTGTCAGCAGCGCCTTGATAAACAGGTAGGCCGAATGCGATACCGGCAGCATCCTCAACTGTGCGAGAGATGAGCGTCTTCGGAATCATGTCTACGATGGCACCCGGCACGCCAGCGCGGATATTTTCGGAGTAGCTAGTTTGGATAGGCATAGTCGAGCCTCCTTATTTCCAGGCAGTAGTCAGGCGAGTCTCGTAAGCGCTCTGCCCGTTGTCGTTGATGTTTGTCTTGCTGTCCTGCGCCTGGAAGTGGCTGCGGACGGGATCTTGCTTGGCAGCGTCTTCAACCAACAGATCGAAGCGGGCCTGAACGTAGATTTCTGGCTGACCAGCAATGGCAGCATCGCCAAACTTGGCTACCACTACAGCCTTGCGGATCTCAGCGTCGGACTTACCGGAGTAATCAGCGTCAACAATGGTCTTTGCCGTGGCGATTAGGTCAGCACGCTCTTTAACTCGAGCATCGATCTGGGCATCGGTCAGCACCTTGGCTTTGGCGTCATCCAGAGCGGCTTGGAGCTTGGTGATCTCATTGTCTTTGGCAGCCAGAGCAACGGCATGGGCATCAGCCAGCTTCTGAGTGTCTGCCTTGGCATCGCCGAGATGCTTGGTCAGCTTGTCGATAGCCTGAGCACCCTGGTCAGTGGTTTGAACGGACAGGCCATCAACAATGACCGTACGAAGTGAATCAGCCATGTCATGGCCTCCTTTGGGGGTTGGTGTTTTTCTGTCACCGATATGCAGTTCACTACCACCGCGAGCGCGGTTTTCGAGACTGAGGTGATTCATTTTCATTGGGCCTAGATAGGCGTCGTAACGCTCGCCACTAGGCGTAATGCCATCTTCAAACACCAGATCAGCGCTATAGCCCATGGAGAGCTCTCGCTTACCGGCCTCATAGTCTTTGATGGCTTGAGCATCCATGAGAACTAGGGGGACACGGACAAAATCGCCGTCTCGCATAACCTCTCCACCGGTTTGCCCGATGGCGTAGTCTTTCCAATTCTCTGACGTCACATTCTCGCCAGGATGGCCGTTGACCATAGGACGATGGGCATAGGACTTCATGGCGTCTTGATGGAATACGGATTCTGGAGGGCGGTAAACCTTGACGATTGGAATGTCAGGTTTGCCGACCTCCGACCCTAGGTATTCTTGGATATTTCCAGCCCTAGCGACCCTTGCATCGGCCACAAGGTATCCATCGGCAGTCCTGCGTACGCTGGACACCGTTACGGAGTCTGTAAGGTTCATGTGTTACCTCGGAGGGTGCCGCTTTACTCGGCTTGTTCTTCTTGCAGGCTTGACTGGTAATCCGCCATGGCCGTTTCCAATCCAGGCACTACATCCTGCTCAACCAGCATTGTCTGTGCGGCCTGACTCAGCGCTTCTTCAGGAAACAGCTTGGTATCGTTCAACACCTTGATCATGTCAGCCGTGGTCTTGCCTATCGTGGCTTTGTCCGTTGCCTTGATCTGCCAGAGCGGCCGCCATGTGTAGTAGATCTCTACGGGCCGGGTACCTAAGGCGGACCTGATTAGGCACTCATCGAACACAGCTAGTGCCGGAGATAGATCCAATTCCTGACTGGACTGGATGCGGTCGTAGTAGTTGGAAAGATCACTTTCCCCGCTAGCATTCATGCCAGCCGGGGCTTGGCTTAAGTAACGAGTGGCCGGAATGTCTGATGCAGCGCATACCTGTTGAAGGAAGCGATCCATGATGTCTGGAAGCGTTCCGAAGTTAGCCGTCTTGGTCTCGTACTCCTCTTCCTTGTCCAGGAGAAGCGTCCCGTTGATACCCTTGGCCGTCGCTGCGAGACTAAGCCGCTCCAGCACAAGCTTTTCGTATTGCTTGTCGGCAAGGCCATCCATAAAACCGGGGATGCGAATCACATCGACCTTGGCTTCAAAAACCATGCTGGCAACGTTAGCCATCGTGGCGTCAGCCTGCTTAACCGACTCAAGGATGGCGGTCAGAACTGAATCTCCCCAACCGTATTCATTGCCGGTTACCAGCTCCTGATCAGGTAGCTTGGCACCCACAAAGATAATCAGGCGGGATGGGTGAATATCGATCGCGCTGTTTTGCAACCGGTAAGCCTTAGGTCTGCCGAAGTACTCAGACTGGACGTCCTGTTCTATCTCGGTAGGAGATAGTTGCCGGCGCGTCATCACGCTCAGGTACTTGATGCCACCCTTCCCTATTCGCTCAGGGTTGAGCGGCTGACTTGTGTCACGCTCACCAGTACCAATGAATACCGCAGCACCTCCAAATAAACGAGCCTTGATCTGGGCCTCTAGGAGCTTGTGCTTGATGCCTAGCCGCTTCTCTTCCGCTTCAATCAGGCCAATCTGATCTTTATCAGCCTGCCACCCTCGCCATTTTCGGGTTGAGTCATAGGCTGGGATATCGATAGTCTTGCGAGCCATCCATGAGCCTCGGTAGGCATGGATAGCCTGCTCATCCGTCATAAAGACAGGGGCATAGGTCGAGGAAGCCGACTTATCGCGCCCCGTACCCATGTTGGATACCAGGTTGACTAGCTTGTCGGCTAGGTAAGTTATCGTGCCCATGGTTGTCTCACGCTACGTTGGATAGTGAATACCGGCCTGCAACCGGGAACAGGTAGGCCAGCGGGTAGCCTCCAGCGTCTAGTACGTGGTCAATGCCGCTTGATTTATCGGGCATGCCGTTCTTGTCATAGGCCTGTTGTTCCAGGCCATCTGTTAGGTGCGGGCACCGGTATGTGTTTACTTTCAGGCGCCGCTCGCCGTTGCCGTTAAGGATCAAGGCATTCACTGCGTTTACCCTGTCCATGATGGCCGGGTTGGTGCTGTTGACCTTTACGCTCAAGCCAGCCTTGCGAAGGATTGAAAGGTCAGACTCACTAGCATTCTTACTGCTGGAGTTCTGTCCACTGGCATCAGGGAAGACCTGCACTGCATGCCCCTTCCGCTTGTACCGCTCGACGAACAGATCAGCCATCTGGGGCGTATCACGTCCATCAGTGATCTCATCCACCGCAACAGGCCAGCCATCCCGTAGCACATAGATAACCGCCGCCATGTGCAGGCGGTTGAAGTCCATACCGATCAGTACAGGCTCCCTCTCCTGCAAGACTGCGTCCGAGTGGTTCAGCTTGCGGTCGAAGTTCGGGTAAACACTGCCTGCTGTAAGGTTCGTGAACTGGCCCTCGATGTAGGCTTCGATAAGGCCTGCCGGATAGCTATCCCTGAGACTTTGCACGTAGTCGTCAGGCAGGAACGGGTTTGTGTACGTTGCCGCCTGAACCATGGCGTACCCTGGCTTAGGATTGCGGCCCCACGTTTCGTAGACGAATCGAAAGCCCTCAGGTGTTGTGTAGGCTGATACCCTGTTGAATGGATTGATGATGCCTTCAGGCTTTTGACGGTTACGGGCGATGATCTTCTGCCATGCCAACCGTGCCTGATCCTTCTTCAGCGTATCGATCTCATCCACATGAGCCCGGTATGACTCATAGCCAATAATCCGCGCTGGGTTCTCAAGCGTTCTGAGGATGAAGTCCCCGCACTGACTTGAGCTTGTGTAGATAATGTTCTCTTGCTTGTTGTACTTGTACCGAATGCCCAGGCTGGACAGCTTCTCCTCCATGCGTGGGGCAAGGATGAGTCGTACAAGGTCGTACGTGGGTTCATACAGCGCTATCAATGCGCTGGACGATTCAAGGCCATCCCGTAATGCACAGTTGGCGAGCGTCTCTGTCTTGCCGGTACCGAACCCACCTATGAATGCTGGGTATTTGTCAGGAAGCTGGAAGAACCGTGCTTGCGGCTCCGTCATCTGTAGCCGTACCGTTCTCCCGTCCACTTACTACCTCAATCTGTATCCTGCCTACTGGTATCTCTGGCGGCGGGTTGGCTTTGAGCAGCTCTGCACGCTTAGCCTCAAGATCACCGATCCGACCCAGTAAGCGATTGATAATGTCTTCGTATCCACGGCGGCGGCGCTGGGTGCTCTTGGTTGAGCCTGCAGGCCCGTTTGAATCGGTCTCTACATCAAGATCTAGCCCATCACCCTCTTCCGCCTTGGCCTGTGCTATCAATGCCCTCCGAAGCTGAAGCTTGGCTATCTTGATGTCATCATCCAGCGTTCCTAATTCGATATCGTCCCAGATGCTCCGCTCATCAGCCGTCAGCGTGTCTGAGTAAATGCCGAATTTTCTTGCGTTCTGATTCCCTTTTGGGGCTCCTGGATTAGTGCCGCCATGTAGTTTGCAGCGACCGTTTTCTAGCCCCGGCTTTTTGCAAGGCTGGCCGCTGCGGGTTTTGGCTCCGCATTCGGCCATTGCTTACCTCACAGCCCTTTCATGGGATTGTTTCGCGGAATGGGGCCTACTTAGCTGTCTTCACTAAAACTCACTTTGCCCACGTTGGCATCTGAGCCTCTAGCGATGGCATCAGTAGTGACCCTTCGCTTGCGTTGATCAGAGAGCGGTATATGAGACGGCTCAGCCTTATCTATCAACTCATTCACCTGCAGCATGGCCAGGGTTACACCATATACAGCCACGTCAGAACCTTTGATTAGTTCAATGGTAGCTTGTCGGGCTTGCTCTACCTGTGACTGCTGCTCTGGAGTCATATCACTGACCATACCCTTGAGTGCGTAGTACTCAGTCTTGGTCATTCGATAACCCTCTCAACGAATACAGCCCTTGGTATCTCTTTGACCAGCTCAGCACCCACATAGAAGCGGGCACTGGTGCTGTCCTGTACATAGGTCTGAGCCTCTACTACGAAGGCCCGACCGTCTGCGTCTATGACCTTCCACTGTGTCATGGCCTTCACCCTGAGGAAGATTCGGAAGGCTGCTCGTTTTCCGGGATCTCAACAAATCGGTAGCGTTTGAAGATTTTCATTACCTCTTCAAGCTCTTCTTGATAAACAGCCATTACTACGGTTGCTGTAACAATGGCGCCTGCCTCAATCGGATCAAACCGGATCGACTCCACCTTCTCGCCATCCAGGTTCAGTGCAGCACAAAGGTCTTTACCGATAGTGAAACCTGTAACGATTTCTTTTGTAGTCATGGCCTTACCCCTGATCATCCTTAAGCACAATGCCTGGATGGTTCTGCTCGCCGAATACGACTTTACCTACGTAGGTGTCATTGCCTCGGGCTATGGCATTAGTGCTAGATGGGCGTTTTCTGCCAGAGGTTAATGGCGCATGCACACCATCTAGCTCTGATTCGATTTGCTGACGCTGCAATCGACGTGTCTCAGTGAGCAAGTCCCGGATCTCCTGCAGCTGAGCACGGAGCGGGACATACATTGAGTCCAGCTCCTCCTTGATCAATTGCCGGAGTTGGTTTTCGTCAGTCATGACCGTGGCCCCCATTTGTCGGTGGTCTTGCTGGCACGATCTACCGTTGGCACTCGACTGGCCTTGTAGGCGAAGGTGTCATCGGATAGGCCGAGCACATCACCATTCGGGATGCCTGGACCGTATTCCCACTGGGCAGAAGGCACGCGCTTGCTGATCAGGTAATCGAGACCCTTGGCCGTGGCTTTCTCAGCGGAGGTATTACCAGACGGATAGCCATGCTCACCCATAAACAGGGCAACGTTGTTGTCTTCGCCCCACTTCACCCAGCTCTCAACCATCTTGATGAAGTTGTCTTCCGGGATCTGCTCATTACGGTTAGCCCAGGCTCCACCACCACCGGTGTTTCCATCCAGGTAGTTGTGACCCTCGAAGACAATGACCTTGTGCGGATCCTTGATCGATGCCATCCAGCTCGATACAGCCACCCAGTTGCGGGTTGTGGCGTATCCACATCCACACAGGTGAAGCTTGTGCGTCTTGCTGGGCCATGCATCAACGATCTTCTGAACGTTGGCCTTGTAGCCTTGCTCGACGTTAAAGTCGCTTTCACCTCGGTTATGAGGCTCATTAGCAGCACCTACACCTTCGAAGCAGGCGTACTGCATGAATTCTTTACACACCGCAGCCACCAGCCATGCGTAGTCGTCATAGCTCACGCCATTCGGGGAGCCAACAGGCGTCCACTCGGCGCGCTTCCCGCCGTACTCCATATACGTGTAACCGGCCTTGTTGGTGCCGGCTGGAACCTGACGCCACATACGAAGATAGGTGTGCAGGTCGATGTTCATGTGGGTCACGCCGTACTGGGTAGCCCATTTGAACTGCTTGTGAACCATGGCAACATAAGCCGGGTTCAGCCCCGCCTCTTTCGATCCTTGCCAGAAGCGCTCAGCAGCGGTCACAAGGCGAATGCCCTTGATGTTGTACTGCTTGATCTCCTGCCAGTGACGCTCTTCTGGCTCCCGGTAATGGGTGCCGACCTGCGCACCAATGACGTAAGGGTTATTCCCAAGGCCAACCAGATTCCACCAGATCAGCGGGATAGCCTGCTTCTGGCTGTTATCAGGAATGCTTACAGGATTATTGGCCGGTACGCTTGGAGTCACCGGGGCGGGTGACCCCTCAGACTTTGGGACAGTGAAGATCACCGGCTTACCAGCCACCATGCTTGGATCGAGCTTGTTACCCTCAAAGGTTACGCTGGTCTTATCGTTGAATACTTCGACGTTGATAACCTGGCGAGTGGTACCGTCAGGCAGTGTTGCTGTCTGCCCGATTGCCAAGGCTGGGTTACTGGCAAACGATCCACGAGCGGTGCCGTCTTTAGTCCATACGCCATCTAGCCAGTCACCACCGGTTACCTGAGCATTTGGCACAAGGCTAAGGGTTGTGGTCTCTTGGCCAGAAGGTTGGCCAGGGGCGGACCCAGTATCTACGGGGCTTTGAGTGCCATTTCCACCTGTTTCACCCCCTGTTTGTTGGCCAGGGGTGGTAGCTGGCGTACCTGCATTGATCTTGGCGATTGCTGCCGATAACGGCGCTATGGCCTTCGTTACACTGCTATCGATGAGTGCAGTGAGTTCGTCGTCCGTAAGAACGACTATTTTGGGCATTTCGGCCATGTGACTCTTCCTCGTTTGGTTGCCGCGCCGGACTATTCAAACTCGGTCACTGGCCATTGATGATTAATGTCGTCTTCGTTCCGTTTGCCCGTCCCAGTCATCCCATGTGGCGATCTTGGCGACGTTTCCATTCGCTCGGCAGACCAGGACCAGGATGATGGCGAGAATCATGGTGTTGTAGATGGATACTTCAGGCCATTCCCCATACACGAGGATGCGGCCGGAGATGCTTAGCCATTGCTGAGCGGTGGTCGAAGCCAATCCGAACGCACACAGGCTAGGCAGGAGGCGATACTTTGACCGACCCCTTGAATACTTGAAGGCAATCATGATGCAGATGCCAGCACATACGGAGGCTTGAGCCAGCGCCGCATAGCGAATGGGCTCAGTCAGGTATCCGTATGTCGCCATAGCCCCTGTCATCGCAGCAGCGCACATCGCCCCTGCTTGGTTATCACGGCGGTAATAGATGGCCGAGATGGTGGCAAACAGGATGGTTAAAAAGATCAGTACCGAGGTGGATGTCATGGCTGCGTGTCTCGCTTACCAAAGAAGCGATTCAGAATGAACAACAGCCATTTTGGCGGCCGTCCAGTCTGTATGGCTTCCAAGACTGAGATGCAGACAACTACACAAATAAGGCCTGCGATAAATGCTGCAAAGCCGCTGGTTTGTGCCCATTTCTGAGCAAGCAGCTCTACAGCTCCGAAGTAGCCGCCTATCCACCCCACAAAGAGGTAGCCCAGGCGCTGCAGCACCTTAAGATCCTTGGCGAAAATGATAAAAGCGAATGCTCCCCCGAACGCGCCTACTACGGCGGCTAAGTCCACTCCGGGGAATATGCTGGCTAAACTGAGTCCGAAAAATCCCGCAGCCAGCGGTGTACCTAAGCTGGTCGTGGGTTCGGCCATCTCTTTCTCCGAGCATTTAATAATTGGCCAATACGTCGGCCAGCGCTCTACGTCTCTCGACGTTGATGAAACAGGCGACCGGCATCAGCCAATCCATACCTGTCTATTGGTCCGTCATGGGGCTGTTGTCCGTACGGGAGCACGCATGCGGACTAATTAGGGCCTTATTTCAGGCAATAAAAAACCCGCCACTGAGGACGGGTTTCTTTTGAGTGATGTTTCACAGATTAGAAAAGATGGTAGTTCAGCCGAACAATTCTGTCAACGTTATAACGTCGCCATCCATCGACCACTATGCAGCCTCCGCCTTCATCAAACTGATGCACTGAGCCACCGGGCCTAGCGCTGCTTTATCCAGATCATTGCACACATCGAAGCAGGCTTGGATGAACCCTTCCCACTCCCGCGCCCAGTTCTCCGAGGCCAGCTTCACCCCATACTCATTCAGCAGGAAGTCACGGAAGAACTCCGGCTTCTCCAGGCTGTGATAGCGCCCGATTTGGTCGCCACCTTCACTCTGCCCACCTTGGTGGCGCTGGCGATATCTGCGGAATATCCCAGCAGCCACATAGCGTGCCTTCTCCATCTTCTTGGCGTACATCTTGTCGCCTTTCATGTAAGCCATTCTGAAGACTACTTCGGAGGTAGCCTCAACCGTGTCCGCGTCGTTGAATAGGGTTGGATGGTACATCGCATCGCCGAAAGCCCTCAGATGCAGTGGAAGCCCACCTATTGCGCTCTGAATGCGTCCGCGCAGTGCCCCCTCTATTGCTACTGCCGTGCTCTTTCGCTTCGGTATACGCGAATCCATGGGCTTCTCGACCCATACCCACTGACTGAACGTGCTTACCGTTCCATCCGGGTTGGTTTCCTTCAGCTTTTTCTCTGTCCAGCCACCACCAAACACCATGCCTAGCGTGGCTACAGTCTCAGTGTGAGCTGTAGTGCTGTGAGATTCGTTGTAATATGCCTGATGCCAGGCAGTACGGGCGGATTTCAGGTCATTCAGGCGCATGGGTGTTCTCCAATTTCAATCTGTACCAATCCACCGGCCTTTACTGGACCGCGAATAATGCGTAGGTCATCGATCTGGCTGTCGTCATTCCAGACGCCTGCCTTGGTCAAGGAGTCCAAGAGAGCCTTGAACAGGTTGTCGAGGTCTCTTGTGGCCCTGTTAGGCGGATAGGCTGTGATCTCCACTCGTAGCCTGCCTTCATGCTTTGGTGTCCGTGTTGCCCAGCAGAGCTTTGCAACTGACTGGGTGTAGGAACGTCCCTTCTCGCTGATCAGCGTCTTGGCTCCTACTCGCCGGTAGTAGGTGTTATTGCTTGGGGGCCATGGGAGAGTGATAGTGGTCATTCAGCACCTCCTGACTTCTCATACAGATGGCGCGACCGGTTATGTCGATCGTTCCACTTCTGCACCGCCAACTGCTCCATCTCATCAAAGGTCAGGTCGTGCTTGTTTTCGAAGATAGCTAGGTTGTCCGAGTCAACTTCAGGCCCACGCGCCGCGCATTCATGGCACCAAACATATGAGGTCATCGAGACGCTCTCCTCACACTGGCCTGCGTATAGCTTGTTACCAGTTATGGAGTCCTTTACCTGAATGCAGGGAGGGCCTTCACAGAATGGGCAAGGATTGATGTTTGTCATTCCGCACCCCCAAGCAGGCCGTACAGCTTCAGCCAGTCATCACCTACTCGCTCGGACTGGTAATGCTCGCCATCTCCGTGGGATGCAGCGATGCGATCAGTACGCGCTTCGTCAAATGCCTCCAGGAATGGAAATGAAGTCTGGTCTTCAGGCCACTTAGGGAATCGCTTGGCCTCGTATACCTTGTCCGCGTACCGGCAAGCCTCGTCGAAGTTGTCGAACGTCTGTGGCTCGCCGCATCCCTTCACCGTCACAGCGCTTGGGTTCGTGTTGTCTATGATCAGGCTCATGGCTTCACCTTCTTGACTTCGATCAGGCCGCGCTGGGCCAGCTCACGGATGGTTAGCAGTACCGCCTTGTCTAATTCGGCGCGGCGTTCTTCCTTGGTCAACCGGTGGCCGTTGTCGACCTCGTGGTGGCAGCTTGGGCACAGGGCAGCGCTCAAGCAGTCATCAACCTTCATGCTCATTCCCTTTGATTCATTTCGGTGTGCCGCCTGCACGCCATAGGCACCACACAGCACGCAGTTCTCTAGTGATCGGACGGCAGCTAGCCAGCGGTCGGATCTGTAGGCGGGTTGACGCTGGCGGAGAAAGGTCATGCTGCGTGCTCCATCATCAAAGGCCAGCCATTCGAAGCTGCCCACTGCTCGATCTGGGTCATGTAGTTACCAAAGTCTTCAATGCTGAGCGTCGTCGTGCTGATGCCTCGGCGCTGTCCGTTGGGCAGGTCTTCCCAGCCAATGAATTCCTGCTTGGCCCACTCGTGCCATGCTTCCTTGCTGTACTGGCGACCATCCAGCCATGCGATAGCGGCTAGCTCACGGATTAGGGCGTGGTAGCGTCTGTTCTGGGCTACTGAGCGCTTGTCCTTCATCGGGCGAATGACGATCTCCAGACCATGCTTGGCCTTGCCGATCATTCCGCCTGCGAGGTTCCAGGCTGCGAGGAAGGCGGCACGTAGGCCAGCCTCCTCGTTTATGCGAAAGACTCGTTCAGCCATTGCGCTTTTCCCTCTGCTTAACCCAGCGGCGGATCTGCATCTCACAGCCCGTGGTAAGGCATACGCCGTTAGCCATCCCGCGATGTGTATTGCGAGTCTTGCAGCCACAGTGGCAATGCCTTCTGGACTTAGGCTCAAGCGGCTCCATGTAGCGGATATGGCCGGGCAACCCACCAACTTGACCCCACCCATCTATGCCGCCACGCATGGCAGCTGAGCGGGCGCTGGGCGATAGAGAGTTGATATCAACCATTAGCGCTTACCTCCTGATAGAGTCCGCAGCTTTGCCAGCTCAGTAGTCAGCTGATCCGCCTCATCCTGTTGCCTCTGCATAACTAGCCATATCTCCTGTGGAAGGCGCTCCATGAATTCCAGGCTGCATTCCGTGGATAAAGCGGCACCTACTTCCTTGGCGCTATTGATGATGATTTGGCGTAATCTCTCGTTTTCAGCCTTCAGTCGCGCTATCTCTCGCTTATCCACCTCAATGCCTTCAGCGACTAACTCATCGATCTTTCGCTGGTCGTCTTGGCCTACAAAGCGGCGCACCTCTTGGTTGATCACCACGCTCTTCAGCTGAGCAGCCAATGGATCGATGCACCCGCCATAGGGCGAACACATACTTGGTGTCGGGCACTGCAGCATCGTCTTCCGGCAAATTAGGTTGCTCATCGCTTACCTCCCCTGCATGGGCCTAAGCCGCAGGCGGCGCAGGTGCGGGGATACGGCTTGCCTTGTGCCCGTAGCTCTTGCTGGCACTGGCTATGCTCTTTGCGAGGACGGTCTATCCCAAACAGCAGCGGCTCAAGATCCTGGCAACGGAAGTGGTGGTAAGCCTCCGTACCCTTGGCCTCGGTGGGGTTCTCTGTCTGAGCCGCACGCTCGAAGCCCTTGGCATAAGCGCTTTCAAGGACTTCGGCGATCTGGTCAGTAGTGAGGGTGTAGGTCCTCATGCTGGGACCTCCGCGTCGAGATACGTCAGTTCCCAGGTTGGGTGGAATGGCATCGTGTGATTCAAGCCATCAAGCTGGATTCGGAGATGGCCGCCCTTCTCAGCGCTTCGGATCGTGCCGTATTCCTTCTTGCCGTCTCCGGTGTAGAGAACCCGGCCGCCACGCTTGGCAGGTACGCCGTACCACTTGCGAACGAATTCCATACTCATGCCACTTCCCTCCCCATGATCTGAAGGCGCTGTTCTCTGAGCTGGTCAGTAGTGAGGGTGTAGGTCCTCATGCCGCCCCCTTGAACATATCTAACTGCTGGATGCGCTCAGGGCGCTCAATCAGGCCATTTACCCAGGCGTCCCATGTCTTTCGGTCGATCAACTGACCTTCGTACTCATGCCCGCCACAGGCATGGCAGTACACATGCGGGGTCTGGATACCGAAGCTTGAGGTCTTGGCTGATTTACAGAGTTTGCAAGTCATGCCGCTTCCCTCCCCATGATCTGCAAATGACGCTCACAAATAGCTCTCATGCGCGGGCTCCTTTGGCGTAGCGGCCAGCCAGATTGGAAACATTGGTCGTGGGTTGCTGAGGCTCTTGCCAAGCAGCGGCAAGGTTTTCGAAGCGGTTGTACTCACCCAGGAATGCTGCGCGAACAGTGCCGGTCTCAACGTCACGGCCCTTCCCGATGATGATTTCGGCAATGCCCTTGTATTCGGTTTGCTCGTTGTAAACCTCATCGCGATAAACGAAGAGGATCACGTCAGCATCCTGCTCAATCGCACCTGATTCACGCAGATCAGACGGGATTGGTCGCTTGTTCGGGCGTTGCTCGCAGGAACGGGATAGCTGGCTCAACAGGACGACTGGAATCTTGAGTTCGCTTGCAAGTAGCTTTGCGCCGCGGCTAATGGAGCTGATCTCTTCAACCCTGCTTCCGCCCTCGCCTTGCATCAGCTGTAAGTAGTCAATGACCAGCATGTCCAGGCCATAGCGCATCTTGTGGCGACGAGCCATCGTGCGGATTTGCGCAATGGTCGCACCTGAGCGCCTGGAGAAGACCAGACCTGAGCGCATGATGAGATTGCCCGCAGCGCCCATGCTTTCGCCGTGGGTCTGGCAAGCCGTGCCGTTCTTGATTAGCTTCAGAGGGATACGGCCTTCAGACGCTACTGCTCGATCCATCAGCTGCCCGTTGCTCATCTCTAGGCTGATAGCCAGGACCTTCTTACCCTGATGAACAGCGGCATTGATGGCGAAACCCATCGCAAGCGTCGTCTTGCCCATCGCCGGACGACCAGCGACGACAATCAGCTGCTCACCCTGTAATCCGCCTAGCTTCTCGTCCAGATCCTTCAGGCCGGTAGAGATACCCATGAGGGTTTCGCCACGGACGTGACGGTCATGGCGGTCTTGCCAAACTTCAATTTGCTTGGCCCATACCTCGGATGCAGTCTCAACGTCATCAAGATCCGCGCCGCAGTCGATTGCCATTGCAAGCGCTTGCACCTCGGCGACTTTGGTCTCGATGTCTTGTTGACTCTGAGCTATCTCAGCAACGCCAGCGCCGAAGTCATGCAGAGCACGCTCAACGGCACGATCACGAACAATCTTGGCGTAGGTCTGGGCATTGGACGCGCTGGGAGTGTTCTTGACGATCTCCGCACAGTAGCCAAGCGCGCGATCACCGTTAGGCAGATTGCCCATGCGTTCAGAGACGGTGAAGTAATCAATCTGCTCTTTGGCTGCTCGGCAACCCTGGATAGCGCGGAAAACCTCGGCATTCTCAGCGAAGTAGAACGCCTCTGCGTTCAGGCCATCAGCAAGAACGTCGATCAACTCAGGGCGCTGCATCATCGCACCCAGGACACCATGCTCGGCTTCAAGGCTGAAAGGCTCACGCATTGTAGTTGCCCTCCACCACTTTCACGAAGTTGCTGGAGTTAATCAGCCAGTCAAAGCTTGCACGGAACGGCTTGCCGCCATTACGGCCAGGGACATTGCCAGTCAGGAACTTGGAAGCCTTCACGGTCTGGAAGTATTCACGCCAGAAGTCCATCTCCTGATGGGCAGCGTTTTCCTTCCAGCGAGTTGCCAGTGTGCGGCGGCGGGTATCGCTGATGATCAGGACGCTTGGGAGTTCTGGAAGAATCTCGTGGTACAGGTCAACGATTGATTGAGTTGGACAGGAAGTGGCTTGTGGCTTCTGACGAACCACCTTGGCTTTGGGCTGTTCAACCTGATCAACATTCGACTGAGCGTCAACGACTACTTCGTTAGAAGTAGTAAATGTATTTCTTTCTTTTATGTGTGTAATTTTCAACACAGTGGACGTGTAGTTTTCTACACACTGTGTAGATTTCAACTCAGTGGATTTCTGGTCTAATTTCCACTCGGAAACTGGGGCGAAACCGATAGGATCACGGCTACCACCAGCACGGTATAGAACTCGCTGACGGATAAGAGAGTTAATGGCACGGGAGACGTTAGCGCGCTCAGCTGAAGCCTTTGATTCGTCGCTATACATCATCTTGGCGATATACAGCGCAGCGACCTTCACCGACTCCTTGTTGAAGCCAGCAGTAAGACGATGAATAGCCAGGGCCACACGTAGCTCACGACCAGACAACTCAGCCCCGATAAGGGCTTCATACAGATCGTTGTCCATCCGGGTAAATCTCCCGGGATTGCTTAATTGGTGAACGTTTGTCATGCTTGTTGCGCCTTATTGAGGTATTGGCTTTTGTCGGTCGCACCCGACTTAGCCAGGGAAGCTCGTAAGTGGCTGATACAGTCCTTACGAGCTTTTTCTTTTGCGGTTTCGCTGTAGTAACTGCCCACCAGATTTGCAGCCCTACGGGCTAGCGCCTGATGAAACTCCTTACTTCCTGCCCTAACTGGTACGGTATTACCGAGCCGAGTTAGTACGCCGTCTACGATCTTGTTGATGGGTTGAGCTGGAAGGCGAAGGAACATGCATCACTCCTCACCCAGCTGATCGATGTGCTGCGTGTGCTCCATCCAACGTCTTGCAAGGTGGAACAGCGCTTCAATGTCGTTCTCGTTGAACGAGCGCATCTCTGTCGAAACGATCTTCAGGTCTAGGAATGCAAGGATCTGAGCGAACCTCTCGAACTGCTCAGGTTTCATGCGGCTGATTGTTGCTTCGTCCACTCCTACCGCCATCGCTACCGGCGCATTACCGACCGATGTAAGGCGCTGCATGATGGCGCTGTAGTTCTTGCGTGACCTTTGAAGCTGGTCCGGGCTTAATTGAGTTGTTGACATGATTAAGCGGCTTCCGCTTTAGCTGGTTCAGGTTGATGTTTGGGTTTAGGTGGAAATAATTTGTCTAGTGATGTTTTGGCTCCTTTCTTGTTGAGCGCTTTAACTATCAAGCGACACTCTTCCAAACCCGGCTCACGGCGGTCGTTCTCGTAATGCCCGATAGCTGCTTGAGTAAGTCCAACTGAAGCGGCCAATTCCGCCTGGGTCATACCGACCCGCTTTCGTGTTTCTCTTAGGTTGCTCATGGCAAGCCTCCATTAGATTTGTACTGATAATACATACTGTATTGATGAGATGCAAGAATGCAATACGATTTGTGTGTTGAAGGTATTAGTACAGCGCGTACTATGCCGCGCATGGAAAAGTGGACTCAAAGAGCCAAGGCCCGCATGGCGGAAATTGGCATTACGCAAGAGCAGCTAGCTGAACGCTTGGGTGTTACCCAGGGCGCGATAGGCCATTGGCTGAATGAACGTCGCGAGCCAAAGCTGGAGATGATTAACCGCATCATGAAGGAGCTGGGAATTTCGCTTCTTCAGGCTGTAGAGAATGATTCTGTAAAAAATAGCTTTGATGCTAATGTCGATTTGCAACTACACTCCGAGAACCTGTTCAAATATCCAGTTTTAAGCTGGGTCCAGGCTGGCGCATGGGCAGAGGCTCTAGAGCCAGCCTATCCTGGCGATGATGGGCTTCTCGAAGTGAGTGATTATCAAGCAAAAGGAAAGGCTTTCTGGTTGGAAGTCAAAGGCGATTCCATGACTGCTCCTGTTGGGCGCAGCATTCCAGAAGGTGCAAAGGTGCTGGTTGATACAGGCGTCGAGCCCATTTCCGGCAAACTCGTTGTGGCCAAGCTCGTTGATAGCAACGAAGCCACCTTCAAGATGTTTGTTGAGGATGCAGGGCAGCGCTTCTTGAAGCCATTGAATCCCGCCTACCCTCTTATCAAAATCAATGGCAACTGCCGCATTATCGGCGTAGTTGTTCGCGCGACAATCCCTGTCTAAATAGATAGGGATATCTGCCGATAGTATTAGCTTGAATTTAAAAGGATGTCTTTCATGCTCAATAAGCTCGGCGTAGCCGCTCTCTCTGCTATCGCTTTATGCGCCTCCTTCTCCGTTCAGGCTGGCGCTTTCGAAGATAAAGCCGACCGTTTTAGCGGATCACGCACGGTTCACTGGAACTCTATCCCATCCAAAGAAGAAGATTTTTCCCTCTCTACATTAGCCATATACGCCAAAGGGCAAAAAACACCTGCTTACTATGGAGTAACTCTAATTACTTACAGTCACTCCTGGCAGTTCATTAGCTGCAATTTCAATGATTGGCTTGTTGATGGCAAACCATTTCCCGCATTAAGCGGAACGTACGAAAACAGTATGGCCGGCAGCGCCACCATCGAACGTTTTACGGCCAAGATGTCTCGCAAAGACCTCGAGACCGTAGCCGCTGCTAAATTAGTCGAGTTCAAAGTCTGCAATACAGAAGGCAAGGTGAGCAGTGAAGACCTTTCTGGAATTCGCAAGGTTTTAGAAGCGACAAAGTAGTACCCTCAAATACAAGAAGCCCGTCTCAGTACGGGCTTTTTTATGCGCTCGTATTTTTTTAGTACATTTCGTATTGACACTCATGAATACAGATTGTATTGTTTACCCATCGAAGCGCGAGACGCTTCTGAGGCCCTCAAGCGGACCTCCTGCTCTTTCACAATTCAGAATCCCTCCGCAGTCCCGGCTTGCCGACGGAGGTTAAACAGACTGCCCTACGGTGTGACGGCAATGCACCCATACAGGCCCAAGCTCTGTATGCGATCAGCCACTAGCTGCTCATGTTGACGCCAGTAGCGGACATGAGATGTCGGGAGGACCCGCTGCAAGGAAGGTGGTTGAGAGAGAAGAATTGAATTAGGGAGCCGAGCTTCGGCGTTGAGGCTCCCCGGACCTCCTGTTGTGTGCCTAATTCACCGGGCACCAGGGCTGTACGCAACAGGTTGTATATGCCCGACGACTCCACGGCAATGCTGATCAAGCCGTGTACGAGGGAAGCCCTAAGCCAAACTACCGATAACTCTGAGCCTGCAATCAGTAGCGGGTAAGGAGCGGTGCCAGTGCCGAGGGACTGGATGACAGCCGGGAAAGACCGGCACCTAGACGATTTGAGGTTAGGCATTCAGTGAGTGCCTAGCCGCTCAAGTCCACTGGAGGGAATCGTAATGGCTCAATTCAACATCAATTCACACCTAAGCAACGGCAAGCGTCTGGAATGGCTTGCTCTGCCAGACGAAGGTGAGACCGCGCAGAAGGCTGTTGAGCAGGTCAAGCAGGCGGCTATAACCAAGTTCGGTATAGACGCATTCCTGGCTAGGTGGTCGCACGTTGTCGCAAGCAACGGCTTCGTGACGGTGAGGATGCATCCATGATGAGGTTCTTCAAACCCATGCGTGGCTGCCGGATCTTCGCCAGCGAGAAGCACATGACCAAGCCTGCCGGTGAGCTGATCGGCTGGTGCGAAAAGGTGGATGGAAACATCTGCCTGTTCAAGCCTCCATGCTCGCCAGAGATAGACCGCTTTATCTGGCGTTTCAAGGACGGTACCAGCGACTGGTACTACTACGCCGCATGAAACAGACGGTTTAAGGCAGCCAGTTCGAGTTAGCTGGCTGTCGCTTAAACCCACTGGAGGTAAAGAGATCAGGAGTAACGGTTATGAATTTGGAAGAGAAAGGATTCAGGTTCTGCATCAGCCCAAACCTGAAGGAAGCGAAGTGGATCAACCCGGTTCTATTGGCAGCCTTCTACCCAGGCTGGATAGACGCGACAGAGATGAATTATGAGCAGCTGCTTGAGTTGGTAGATGGACCACGCCAAGCCGAACTGTTCGCCGCTTAACCCCAGCTTGGCCAGCCCAGAACACGGAGACACCGCATGAACCCCCTAATCCTGACAGCTGCTCTCTTACTGCTCTGGCTTGACCTGCCAGACATGAGCGGTCGTGCCTAACCATTGGAGAGCTAGGATGATTACCTCAAAACAAAAGAAGATAGCTATACCTCTGTTGATATTTACGATCTCTCTTAGCGGATACATAGCAGCGCTTGGATCTCTTTGGTCTCTTCTTTTTAGCATTCCAGTGGGTGTGTCCGGTACCTATTTATGCTTTCAGGCTGGCTGTTTGATAGGGCCAAAGATTCAAGAGTGGCTCAACAGAGACGGCTGGAAGTAACCCCTATCGGGCTTCCCTGCATATGGAGATATGAGATGAGCGAGATAAACGAGAAATCAGTGGCAGCGCTAGACCCGAACACCATGCGATGTGTGGCGGTAGCTATATCCAGACCTGACAACATTCAGGACTTGTGGGACGAGGGATACATATTGGTTCCTGTCACTTTGGAGACTGCGCGCCGAATCTACACGCAGCCGGTAGATGACATCGCAGCTATAGCAATCAAGTAGCACCACCTGCCCCGCTTAAGCGGTAAGCAGTTCCCTGCCCCTCTACGGAGGGGTATGGCTTCAGGTTGTAGTGGGAAGCCCCTAGCGTAAAGCGCGGAAAGCATGGCGCCGATGCGATGCCCGTAAATAGTCGGGTTTTGCCGCGGTGCTAGGGGTTTCACCAGTACAACCTTCCGAGACCCCCATGACTACCCAACAACTAAACGCCCGAGCTTCTGAGCTTAGGCGTCAGGCCGCGTCGTGCCCGTTATTCGTAGCCACGATGCTGATTGAGCGAGCTGAAGAGCTGGAGCGTAAGGCCCGGCAAGGACAGAGCGATGGATGTAACTGAGCGCGTTAGAGAGCTTCGAGCTGAGGCAATGGAGTATCGGCACCAAGCAAGGCTAGGCGGCCACTTCGCTGAGTTCTACAGCAAGAAAGCAGCTGACTTGTCTGCCGAGGCCGACGAGCTGGACGGCACCGCAGAGCGTAGACGGGCCGAGCGCGAAGCCATACGCCGAAAGATTGCGGCAGAAGAAAAGCACGACCACCCCCAACCCAAATCCCGCGGCTGGTACATGGCAAACGTTGCTACCTACCAGTTGAACCTCATGCTGACACGGAGAGCAAGCTGATGGACAGAGCTAGAGCAGAGCGAATCATCGAAGACCAGATCATGTTTCTACACAGCTCGCCCGACCTGAAGGCGGACTACTGGATGGCTCGAGGCTACATCGAGGCATTCAATACGCTAGGGATCATCGATCAAGACTTCCGTAATCACTACAAGCGCCGACTGGATGCAGCCATGAGCGAGCGTCGTCAGGTAATGGGAGCGCTAGCAGCATGATAACGAGAGCAAACGTAGCCGATCTTCGCCGAGCGGCAGAGATGTCGAATCAGTTGGTTAAAGCTGGCGTGCTGTTCGTGCCGATGCCGGTGCTTAACGGACAGGACTATCAAGAACTGGCCGATAAAGCCAATGAGCGATTAGAGACGCTGGCACAGATGGCGGAGGATGAAGCATGAGTATTCAGGAAGTAGCAGGCCGCACCGAAGCAGACTGCTTCAAGATCGCCGTAGCAAAGGGGATCAGCAAGTATCCCCGTCAGGTTCGCAGGCAGCGCACAGATGCAGGCTGGATCTGGGTTCATCGATATCAGATAGGCATTCGCGTTACAGGATGAGGTGGTTATGAGTGAATGGATAGATGTGGATTCACAATTGCCGCCAGAGGATCAGGATTGCTTAGCTACAGATGGACTTGGTGTCTTCATAGCGTGGCAACACAACAGCTTTTGGTTTCTTCAAAACATGCATGAATGCGTCCATGTAAGCCACTGGCAACCATTGCCAGAACCTCCCCAAGCCTAACACTCCTCTCCCTCTTCCCCTTTATGCAGCCATGCATGATTCGGCTGCCTGGAGAAATCATGCCTGGAATTTCTATTCGTGAGCGGAGCCCGCTAGAACTGGCACGTGCGCTCACTTCTATAGGCGCTACCTTTGGCCATCAAGACCCAAGGTATCCAATGTATTTGATCGCAGATACCGGCCACATCATCAGTTCTTACAAGCGAGAACTGCTAATCATGAAGCCAGCTTACAGAGGCTTGTACTTGGCAGTTTTCATGAAAGACATAAGTGGTCAACTGCAAGGAAGGTATATCCACCAGGTCGTGCTAGAGGCTTTCCATGGGCCAAGACCTGAAGGCATGCAGGGCGCTCACTTAGATGGAGATAGACGGAATAACTCATTCACCAATCTAGCCTGGGTGTCTCCTCAAGAAAATGCAGATCACCGGAAGCTACATGGAACATCGGGCAAAGGTGAAAAGAACACTATGGCCAAGCTGACCCATGATCAAGTTCTTGAGATGAGGGAGATGCGCAAAGAGACAGGCCTTTCATACAAAAAGATCGCCCCTCTATTCGGCGTTACAACGATGACAGCTTACAGAGCAATTACAGGTCAATCATGGACATAACAGCTAACTCAAACATCTTCGCCGCCTTCGTCAAAGCTCAGATGGCCTTCGGTCCTGCACTAAAGACAAGCGTCAACCCGGCCTTCAAGTCACGTTATGCACGCCTGGATAACTGCATTGAAGCGGTAATCGATGCACTGAACAACAACGGCATTGGCCTGCTGCAAGTTACTCACCCTGACGACAAGGGCGTGACGGTAGAAACCCTCTTCATCCACGAGTCAGGCGAGAAGATGAGCGGCGGAATCTTCCACGTGCCAGCTCAGAAGCAAGACCCGCAGGGTTATGGCTCCGCGCTGACCTATGCAAGGCGTTTTAGCCTGATGGCGGCGTGTGGCATCGCCCCTGAAGACGATGATGGTGAGGCGGCTATGCAGCCTTATCGCGAGAAGAAGCAGCCCGCACTTCAGTACATCAGCAAGCAGCAGCTTAATCGCCTAGAAGCCGCCCTCAGCGCTTGCAGCCCCCACGTCCAGAGCAAGTTCGAGACGGACTATCCAGACGCCACCAAGATGACCACAGACGTTTACGACAGCATCGTGAGCAGCTTGGAATCAGCCGCCAAGAAGTATCAGGAACGTCAAAACGCAGCGTAGGTGATTTATGCCCTTCCAAGCCGGTAACTCTCATCACAACACAAAGCTGACTGAAGCCGATGTACATGCCATTCGTGACCTTTATGAGTGGCGTAAGACTGAGATCGAACGAATCAACTCAATTGCCAGCACCAAGGCTCTTGCCGAGAAGTTTGAAGTATCGGAAAGCGCTGTATTGCAGATCGTGAGCTTCCGGCGCTGGAGCCATATTTAACTCTTTGGTGCTCATCATGCTAGTAGACACCCGCGCAATTACCCAGCGTCAGCCCTCTCGTGAGCAGCTTGCTCAAGCCCTTGAAGCGTATCTAGCCAGCGGCAAGCAGGTAACGGAGTTGGGTTACTGCCTACCTTCGGCAGACCGCTACAACATCCGAACCCATTTCAAGCTGCCTGGAACACCGGAATTCAGCGCCCAGTAGTTGGAGGCGACCATGACCTTAGATCAACTCGTGAAGGCGTACGAGATGCACGCCGAAGGCTTCACCTGGAAGCTAATTGCCTACGTTATGGACCTTGATGCCGACAAGTTGCGCAAGAAGGTCAAGGCATTCGAGCAGAACGGAATACCTCAGCGTTACCTGCTAACCGCATAGGTACACCCGATGCCAGCCGCTTATTACAACGAAATCGACCCATACGCCGCTCAATGGCTGCGCAACTTAATAGCGGCCGGCCACATTGCGCCTGGCGACGTGGATGAAAGGAGTATTGAAGATGTCCGCCCTGATGACCTTAAAGGATATACACAGTGCCATTGGTTTGCAGGGATTGGCGTCTGGTCCCTCGCTCTTCGTAGAGCAGGATGGCCAGATGAGCTTCCTGTATGGACCGGCAGTTGCCCGTGCCAGCCTTTCAGCGCGGCAGGCAAAGGAGCTGGGTTTGATGACGAGCGGCACCTCTGGCCAGCGTTCCATTGGCTCATCGCAGAGTGTCGCCCTCCAATCGTCTTTGGAGAACAGGTTGCGAGCAAGGACGCAGACCCTTGGATCGACCTTGTACAAGCTGACCTGGAAGCCGTGGATTACGCCGTCGGGGCAGTCCCGTTCCCGTCTGCGAGCGTCGGTGCTCCGCATATCAGAGACCGTCTCTACTGGTTGGCCAACGCCAACCCTCCAGGACTCGGAGCAAGCAGGCGGACAAGGCTGCATAGCTCGAGGGAAACGAGGCCATTCTCTTCACAGCGCAACACAACTGGCGGGATGGCCAACACCGGTAGCGAACGACGACAACAAGTCGCCAGAGGCTCATTTGGCAATGAAGATGAGGATGGGCGAGAGGGATGGCACCGGAGCAAAAAGGACGACCATAACTTCACTACAAGTAATGGCGAAATATGTGGAGGCGGTAAGCCCGGCCCGCTTAACGGCTTCTGGAGAGCTCCTGACTGGCTCTTATGCCGGGACGGAAAGTGGAGGCCAGTTGAACCCGGCACATTCCCGCTGGCTAATGGGACTCCCGCCCGAGTGGGACGCCTGCGCGCCTACGGCAATGCCATCAATGCGAAAGCAGCGCAAGTCTTCATCGAAGCCGTAATGGAATCCATCCCATGACAACATTACGAGAATCAGCGCAGGCCGTTGAGGCTTGTGTGTGGCTGCATGTCTCCTACCGGTGTTCGGTATCGAATCGTACTCACCTCAGACGCAGGCGTAGAGCTGGAGAACATAGCAGCGATGCGGTGTAGGCAAGTGAAATGGGAACAGTTCAATAACGCCAACATATGGCAGAGGCAGATATGAATACCATCGACACGCTAGAAGAAGAGATTGCTACCCGTGAAGCCGAGCGCGACATAGCGCTTGAGCAGGTTGCAGAGCTGAAGAAGACCATTGCGAACGCACTCTCCGAGCTAAAGGCTGGAGACGTACAAAGCGCTATTGATCAGCTGGAGGCGGGAAATGAGTGAGCAACCAAAGCTTCCAACACTAAACGAATGGTTCCTATCGCTTGAAGAAGGCAGGCAGGCAGTTCTGCGCGAAGACAAATGGATGCTTGCGGAAAACGCTTATCAGGCTGGCATTGAAGCGGAGCGCGCCGCCCGTACCGCGCCGGATGAGCCTGTGGCGTGGGCCAATCCGAAGGACTTGGAGAATGACGGATATAGCCATGTGTTCACGGTACGAAGCGAACAACCGGCCAATATGCCATCTGTTCCGCTCTACACATCACTCGACGCACTCCAGGCAGAAGTATCGAAGAATAAACTTCTGCGCGCACAGCTAGAAACGGTACGGCTGCAACGGGATAAAGAGCTTAAAGAGAAGTGCGAGGCGCTGAATGACGTTGAGCGCTTACGGGAGGAAGTGGAGCGACTGAAGGGCCAGATATCTATGGTGAAAGACGTTCTGTCACATATTGCCAAACATGCGCCTGAGTCTGGAGTTCCAGTGGCTATGACTGCCTCAATGCACTTGGGAGGTTTGGCACAAGGAGCGCTGTATCTATTGGAGCAAGGCACAGCCACGCCAGAGGTGAAGTCATGAGTGAAGAACTGAAGCCGTGCCCATGTGGGTACAGAGGACTGCTGACAGGGAAGCAGAATAAGGAAGGTCTCATGGTGCTTATGTGTCCAGGATGCGGGAGGTTCGTTGAGGCACTCACCCTGCAAGGACTATTCGATGGCTGGAATGCAGAGCCAGAGGTGAAGTCATGAGTGAAGTATCAAGAGCAGTTATTAACATGCCGTATGAGCTAGCAATGTCATCAGAGCTATCGCGTAGGCAGTTTCACGGAATAGCACAATCGATGCAGTCAGACCACGACAAGCGCGTGGCTGAGCTTGAGGCAGAAGTGGAGCGTCTGCGAAAAGATCGCAAAGCATGCTGGGAAGAGTTAAAGGCGCTTGTTAAGTCATCAAATGATAACGAGCGGTATCTTCATGAGGAAATAGATAGGCTGAACAAAGAGGCTGACGAAAATACAGCCGAGTGGGGAGCGGTACGACTGGAGCTTGCAGAAGCTAAGGCCGAGAACGAGCGCTTACGGGAGGAAGTGGAGCGGCTGACCAAGGCGAACGAAGAAAAGTGGGTAGCGTTCTGTTCGCTTAATGCCAAGTATGACGCCGCATTTGCTGAGCTAACTGTTATCCGCGCTATGTGTACCAGCATCGAAAACCGCGAATGGGCTGACCACTTCGCAACCGGCGAGACATCCAGCCGTGTCGAGGCAGCATTCTCTCAGCTGTTCAACGATTGGTCGGCGCTGAAGGCTGACGCTGAAGAAGCGATACGCCTAATCAGAGAGGCATGGAGACTGCTGCCGGGCGAAGACACTATCAGCCATTCGGTCTGGCATCTCGCCGCTAGCGAATTCCTTAATGCAGCCCGCACAGCCAAGCCAGAGGTGGATCATGAGTGAAGAACTGAAACCGTGCCCGTTCTGCGGCGGCAAGGTTGATCCGACAGGCTGGCTAACTGGTTACGGAGAGACGGGACCTGAGTGTGAGGAGTGTGGCGCTACCGCTCCAACGTTGGAGATATGGAATAACTCTCGCATGGCTGAGCTTGAGGCAGAACTGGCTGAAGCGCTGACCGCAATCAGGAGATACAACGAGCAGTTCAGATACATAGCGGATGGTGGCGGCTTCTATCTGTCAACGGCAGCCGAGGGGGCAAGACTTTCACATTCATTCCTCGCCCGTCATGGTGACAAGCCATGATCATGGTCATTGCCTTCCTTGCCACTGCCGTAACGACCCTTGCGCTGGTTCAGTCGCCCGTCTGGGCATCCCTTCTGCCTTTTCTTTTGGAGATAGAGTCATGAGTATGCGCGACGAGTTTGAGGCGTGGTACTTGAATAGAAACTATAAGGATTTCCAGGACTTGGGCAAGCAATGGCTAGAGAAGCTACCTGATGGCGATTATTTGCGATCTGCCCCCTCGATTTCATGGGCAGGCTGGCAAGCCTCCCGCGCTGCGCTGGTGGTGGAGTTGCCCAAGGTAATTATCGATGACGATATGAATAAGGCTGAATGGGAAGCAGCTAGGGACATGCGTGAGCGCTGCGAAGAAGCCATCCAAGCTGCTGGCATACAGGTGAAGTCATGACTCAACAAGCAAAGCAGCCCTTCACGTGGGGCGAACTCTTAGCCTGGGCGATCCTAGCCTTCTTCGCTTGGCTTTACTGGGAGGCTTACATGCAGGGAGGGATATGGTGATGGAGATGGTAGAGAAAAAGACGGAAGAGCTGACGGGGGCGGCGCTGGATTGGGCAGTGGCCAAAGCCTTGGATTGGAAAGAACCGATTTACTCGGTTGGCCCTATCCGATATTCGGATGGGTTCCTTGAGATGACCTATCCAGATCCTGATGAATGCATAGATGATCCAAAACTGCATCACTTCGATCACGGCGAGCAATGGGCACCATCAAGGATATGGAGCCAAGCAGGCCCTCTTATAGAGAAGAACAGCATTACTATCTATGCTCCGCATCACATGAGATACAAGGCTTTAGGATGGGGCGCATCGAGGTATAGAGTTAATTTCCCAGATATGATTCGAGGCGAGACCGCATTAATAGCCGCTTGCCGTAAGGTTGTTCAGCTTCACCTTGGCGACACCGTTCAGATCCCCTCTGAACTAGCTTAACCCCCTTCCTTATTTACCACCTGCCATTAGGCGGGATAGGAGAAGTCATGTCTGAAATCATGGATTACGACCCTAACCTTGTTTATTGCGGACGCATGGCTAAGCAGACTGTGCGACTGACTTTCGGTCAATGGAAATACAGAAAGACCATCGAACTAGAGGTAGGCGGTAATTGCACCGGATTTGATGTTATTGATGCGGCGGTAGGATCTGCTTATACCCAGCTAGAACAGCGCGGAATATACGGATCAGACGAGACCTATGCCGTTATCTTTCTTGATAGTCAGGATGGCTCGGGCGATCAGCTCGAAGTTCAGGACGACGAGGATGAGTATGAGGACTGGCTGAAGAAGATGCTTATATCCGCTGAAATCCTCTCCATACGTCCAGATAAGCGCTAACCACCCCTTCCCCCTTCCTTTATATACACCTGCCAGCATGGCGGGAGGATGATTTATGCCTGAAGCAAAGTGGATCAGCTGCGAAGAACGAATGCCGCCTGATGCAACGCTGGTGATAGTTGAATATGAGGGTATGTGGCCGGACCGAGGACGCGGCGGCATAACTGACCGCTACACGTGGGACGGCGAGTGGTTCAACGTGCCGAAAACGGTGCGCATCACTCATTGGATGCCGATTCCGCCAAAACCCTAAACCCTTCCTTTATATACACCTGCCGCCCTGGTGGGATGGATGACTATTGCCATGAAATCAAGGATTACCAGTAATTTGATATGGGCTGTCATTTTCGGTCTGTTTGCGGGATCCCTACTGATACCAGATCCGCGACTAGCCAACATAGGCCGCTTGGCGATCTGGATATATGCAGCTATCGCCTTAGCGATCACCCCTTTCCTGTTCGTGATAGCGGCAGAGGCAAACTCAGGCAGCGAAAAGCACATCAAGATTGCCGAGGGCCTACAAGGAAGAATCAAGAAGCAGACCCTTTTAGGAAAGCTAAAACTCATGCTCTTGGTGGGAATCGTTGCCTACGCCGGTTACCTGTTTACCGCCGTCGCACTCCTAGCGAGCATCATGCTTATGTTCCTAAGCGCCCGTTTGGTCGAGTTCGCTTTAGACAAAAACAAATAACCCTTTTTTTATACACCTGCCCTGCAGGAGGCATTGCTATGGGCGCTTTATCGCGAATCGAAACAGAAGACGTGCATGACAAGGTTTCTGAGGAGAAAATGGCCGCCCTTCTTGGGATCACCAAGAAAGCGCTTCAACGGAGGCGTGAGCGAGGAACAATACCTGCTGACGTTTGGATGAAGATGAACAGTCGGATCATCTACAGCTTGCGGAGATATGATGAATGGCTAGAAAGCAGATGGAGTTGCCGCGAGGTGTCGAGTTCGTCGGTGAAAAAATCCGAATCCGCTTCCAGTGGAACAAACGACGGTGCTGCGAAACGCTCCCCTTCCCTCAGACCGCGAAAGGGATCGCGGCTGCAGCAGGTTTACGTTCTCAAGTAGTCCAGCTGGATAAGCTGGGCGTCCTCACTCCAGAGAAATACCTTGAGTTCTTCCCGGGCTCACGTCAGGCACCCGCGACAGAGGTGCCAATATTTTTCGAATACACTCAAGGATGGCTGGACAGCCTTCAGATAGTAGAAGGCACACGGAAGAATTACCGCTCTACCCTCCAAACTTACTGGATACCGTATCTGGCTCCAAGGCGCATGGACCAGATAACCCCTGCCTACCTTCGAAAAGTTACAACTGAAATCAACTGGCCGTCCCCTTCCAGACGCAAGGCGGCGGTCATGTTGATCACTAGCATCTTCAATCAGGCGCTAAAGGAAGAGGTAATTCTACGCAACCCGGCTTTATCCATACCGTCCACGCGGGTGCCAAAGCGTGACGTGGATCCATTCACCCGAGAGGAAGCCGACCTGATCATATCGAAGCTATACGAGATCACTGCCGGCCTTCAGCAGATATACGCCTGCTTCTTCGAGTTTGCTTTCTACACCGGCATGCGCCCGGGCGAGACAATGGCCCTGCGCTGGAACGAGATAGATTTCAGGAAGAAAACCGCCAGAGTATGCCGCATTCAGTCGCTCGGTCAGATCCGCGAGAGGACAAAAACGAAGGTCACTCGGGAAGTTCTATTGAACGATCGCGCACTTCAGGCACTCGAACGAGCCAGGACTTTAACTTTCGCACGCTCCGATTATGTGTTCGCACCGGAGGGAAGTGGCGACAGAGCGAGCCTGTACATACGGTCCGAGACTGGACCGAAGCGGTATTGGTTGAGTGCCCTGCGTAAATTGGGCATTAGGGAGAGGCGGACTTATGACACTCGCCACACCTACGCAACCATGTGTTTGATGGCTGGAATGAACCCGGCCTTTATCGCTGCCCAGCTTGGGCATAGTGTGCAAGTTCTGCTTTCGACCTACGCGAAATGGATCAGCTCATCGTCCGATTGGACCGAGCTGGAGAAGCTGGAGAAAGCACAAAATGGTACAGAATTGGTACAAGCAAAACTGCGATAGCATCAAATCCCAGATTTTATGCGGGGTGCAAGGCTAATGTGTGGAATTGCTGGAGAATTACGTTTCGATAATCGTCCCGTCACCCTGGCCACGCTGGAACGGGTCACCCATCGCCTCGCTCAACGCGGCCCCGACGCCTGGGGCTTTCATAGCCAAGGCCCTGTTGCGCTAGGCCACCGACGCCTGAAAATCATGGATCTGGCAGAAGCCTCTGGTCAGCCCATGATTGACTCGGACACGGGCCTGTCGATGGTTTTCAACGGGGCCATCTACAACTACCCAGAGCTACGCAGCGAGCTGGAGGCCAAGGGTTATCGCTTCCATTCTGGCGGCGATACCGAAATTCTGCTCAAGGCCTATCACGCCTGGGGCAAGGAGATGCTGCCCAAACTCAACGGCATGTTCGTCTTCGCTATTTGGGATCGCGATAAGCAGCAAATGTTCATTGCACGCGATCGCCTGGGCATCAAGCCCTTGTACCTGAGTCAGACCAATGAACGCCTGCGCTTTGCTTCAAGCCTGCCCGCCCTGCTTGAAGCAGATGATATCGATACCTCTCTCGATCCCGTCGCGCTGAACTACTACCTCAACTTCCATGCTGTTGTACCAGCGCCCCGCACCATCCTGAACGGCGTAAAAAAGATGCCGCCAGCCACCTGGATGGTCATTGACGCCAACGGCAAAACCGAACAGCAAACCTGGTGGACGCTGAATTACGGCCCAACTGCTGATGAAGTCAACTACACCATGGAAGACTGGAGCAGCGAGGTCCTGAACAGTTTGCGCGATGCTGTCTCGATTCGACAGCGGGCAGCCCGCGATGTAGGTGTGCTGCTGTCTGGCGGTGTGGACTCAAGCCTGCTGGTCGGCTTGCTGCACGAGTCCGGCGTACGCGATCTGCTGACCTTCTCCATCGGGTTTGAAGATGCAGGTGGAGAGCGTGGGGATGAGTTTCAGTATTCAGACCTGATCGCTCAGCGCTACGGTACACGGCATCACAGGCTGCGCATCAACGAATCTGAAATCATTGAGCAATTGCCCGCCGCGTTCAGAGCCATGAGCGAGCCGATGGTAAGCCATGACTGTATCGCCTTCTACCTCCTGTCGCGTGAAGTGTCCAAGCATTGCAAGGTTGTACAGAGCGGCCAGGGTGCGGACGAGCTTTTTGCAGGCTACCACTGGTATCCACAGGTTGATGGTGCGGCAGATCCGTTTACAGCTTACCGAGCCGCCTTCTTCGATCGTGACTATGCCGAATACGCAGCTACTGTTCAGGACAGCCGCCGTCTGGATCATGACGCTGCAGGTGATTTCGTTCGTCAGCACTTTGCACAACCCGGCGCAGTAGCTGGCGTTGATAAGGCGCTACGCCTGGACAGCACTGTGATGCTGGTAGACGACCCGGTCAAACGAGTCGACAACATGACCATGGCATGGGGCCTGGAAGCGCGTGTTCCTTTCCTTGACTATAAGCTGGCGGAACTGTCTGCCCGTATTCCGGCGCAGTTCAAGCTGGGAGACGGCGGCAAACACGTCCTCAAGGAAGCAGCTCGCAAGGTGATTCCGGCAGAAGTCATTGACCGCCCCAAAGGCTATTTCCCGGTACCGGGCCTGAAGCATCTGCAAGGTAATACCCTGACCTGGGTACGTGAGTTGCTGCTTGATCCCAGCCAGGATCGCCAGCTATTCAATACTGCAGAAATCGATCGACTCCTGAAGAACCCTGACGACCAGATTACACCGCTACGGGGCTCCAAGCTCTGGCAGCTCGCCGCCCTTAATTTGTGGCTGAGTGAACATGGCCTATAA